AGGAACAGGTATGAGAAATACTCATTTATTGGCAATTGCCCCAACAGTATCTAATTCAGTTATTTGTGGTGGTATTAGTGCCGGTATTGAACCCTTACCTGCTAACATTTATACTTTTAATGGTGCTAAAGGTACTTTTATTAGAAAAAATAAAGTATTACAATCTATTCTAGCTGAAAAAGGCGAAGATAAGGATCAGTGGTGGGATCAAATGTTGGCCGAAGATGGTTCAGCTCAAGGTTTACCAGATAATATTTTATCTCCTGAAGAAAAAGAATTATTTTTAACATTCCCTGAAATTAACCAATTAGAATTGGTTAGACAAGCAGCAATTAGACAACGTTATATTGATCAAACTCAATCATTAAATTTATCATTTGATGTAAATGATTCACCAAAGTGGATTAATCAAGTACATTTAGAAGGTTGGAAATTAGGCATAAAAACGTTTTATTATCTGAGAACTGATAGTGTTATTAAGGGAGATTTAGGGTCCCGTATGGCTGATTGCGTTTCATGTGATGGATAAGCATGTCTTGAATTATTTTTAAAGGAGAGACACATTAGTGTCTCTTTTTTTTATATTTATCAACAAATATAGTTTTTTATTAAAAATGTTATTATTATGTTAAATTATTTAAAAAGTAAATGGATGGCTTTTAAAAACATTTTCAAAGACGAAAACGATATTAACGAAAAATCAGTAGTTGGATTTTTATCGTTTGCTGTAATGGTAATATTTGCTGTTGTTGACTTAGCAACAGGGTATCTCGGTAAAGATTTGGTAATTAATGAATTTATTTATGACTCATTTCTATATATCACTTTAGGAAGTTTTGGAATTGCTGAAGCTGGAAAAATATTTGGAAAAAAAGAATAAATTATGAAAAAATTACTAGTATTATTAACAATTTTAATTGCATCACCTTTATTTAGTCAAGAAGAAGAAAAAAAAGGATTCTTTAAATCAGTTTACAAAGACTTTTTAAAGTACGGAACAGTGTACGCAGCAGGAGATGTATCTAATTCTGTTGAAGCAGCAGAACAGACATACTTCCTTAGAACTAATCCTGATGGGAGTTTATACTCCATACCGGACGTAGTTAATAATACAGAAGTATTTCCTTTTGATTATAGATACGGATTTGGTATAAGAAAATTAGCTAGATTTGATTACGAAAGAAAACCTAAAAACTTTTACGATGGTACTGAAGAACAATTAGTATTCGGTGCACCAACATCAGCAGTAAAAGGATTAGAGTACTTATTTCATTTTGAGAAAGAAAGATGGAGAGGGCAGGACTTTACTAACTATAACTTCTTTTTAAAGCATACTGGTAAGTACCATATATTAAAAGTACAATCTAGATCAGTAGAGAAAATTAACCTAAAATTTAACTCAGCTGAACTTAGAGCTAGATTACCAATAGGTAAGAAGTTTTCTATATCAGCAGGAGCAATAGCAAGAGGACATGAAAGAGCTTACGGGTATAACCCAATAGAGATTTGGTTGAATGAAGAAACAACAGATGAGTTTGGTGATACATTTCCTACTAATCAATGGTATCAATTAGGATATGAAAACGGATATTCAGACCATTTAACTAACTACGAAGATATAACATCAGGAGAAATAACTCAAGATTGGATTTGGAAAGATGAAGACGGAAACATTGTAGCTTACTCTGATTTAGATTTTAGAGAAAGAATAATGCCTGGATTAATGAATGAATTCAACGGTAGAGCTTGGGACTTATTAGACTCATGGGTAGAAGTAGCTCCAATCGTTGGTGTAGATTTTTATCATTATAAAAGAGACTTCTGGTTTCATGGGTATGCAAATTACATATTACCTTACCACAAGTACGTAAAAGGAGAAGAAGAAGAATCGTACTTAAATAGAAATAACTGGGGTAAAGGTGGATTAAGACAAGACGCAGAATTAGAACAGTGGATTGATTATTCATTCGGGGCATCATTAGGAACTAAAATAGGAAAAAATTTAGGTATTTTTATACAAGGAGAATATTCCAAAATGTGGGATAGTAAGTTATATCAAACAACATTCGGTATCAACTATACATTTAAATAAATCATGAAAAAATTATTATTATTATTATTAACAATATTAGTACTAGGTTGTACTAAGGAAGAAACAGTAGAACCGTTAGTACCAAACTTTGAAATAAGTTTAGATGGTGAGTCATTTGACCCTTATGAAAGATACTCAGTTGTAACTTCATTCGGTGGAGAAAAATGGGTAGATAATAAACTAAGAAAGATATTTATACTGTACCTACAGGTAGATGATGGAAGTCCAAGATTAGACAGACAACATTTCGCAGTATATGTACTAGATTCAGATGCAAACGATGATGGAGAATTATTAGATGTAGGAACTTACACCTGGCAAAGTCCTGATAACAAGTATGCTGGAGTAGAAATTCCTGGAGATGATGAGTATGTAGTTTGGAATGAAGTAGTAGTGCTTGATGCAGGACAGTTAGGAGGACCCCATACAGGGTTAATCTGTTTAACTGCTGTAGGTGAATTCTATAATCCTTACATTCAAAGAAATATGAGTATAACTTTAAAATTAGAAAACTTTATAATAGGTCAGGATATAACAACAACTCCTTACGGGTATTTATTAGATTAGTAATATGGCAAAAGAAATAGGAGAGGAAACTAAAATTACTTTAGACCTCAAAACAATTGGTATTATAGGTTTTGGATTAGCAACTGTTATCGGAATGTGGTTTTCACTTCAAGCAGATATACAAGAAGCAAAAGAACTTCCCGAACCGGAAATTCAAAGAATAGAGTTTCAAATGAAAGATGAAGCTATTAGAGATGCAATTATAAACACTCAGGATGATGTAGAGGAAATAAAAAAACAACTCAATAAAATAGATGAGAGGCTTTTTGACTTACAAAAAAGAAACTAACATGAAAAAATTAACAGTTATAGCATTAATGTTTTTATCCTTGACTAGTTTTAGTCAGCAGATTTTAACAGATGCAAATTTTGAAAAAGCTATAGAAGGTAGATCAGCCTTTAGTGATGATAATATTTCGATAGTTGTAGTAGAGTTTTGGGCTTCTTTTAATGATGATAATTCTTTTGAAGATTGGGATAAAATAGAAGGAGTAAAGTACTACAGGTGTGACATTGCTAAATCACCAAAAGCTAAGAAGAAACATAAGGTAAGAACTATTCCTCATATTATTATTTTTAAAGATGGTTATGATGAACACCATTTTAAAGCAGGATTAGATTTTTCAATCAGAAAATCCTGGGAAGAAATACAGGGAGTAATAAATCAATTAAAAGAAGAAAGTAAATTTTAAAAAATAAAGATTATGGGATTATTTAAAAAAATTAAAAAAGGAGCTTCAAAAGCTGGTAACACAGTAAAAAAAGGAGCAAACACAGTAGCTAAAGAAACAACTAATGCTGCCAACACTGTTGCAAAAGAAACTACAAAAACAGCTAACACGGTTGCAAAAGAAACTACAAAAGCAGCTAATCAAGTAGCAAAAACAACTACAAATATTTATACTGACTCCAAAAAGGCAGTAGTACAAACAGCTAATGTAGTTGCTAAGAATACTGAAGAAGCTGCAAAACAAGGGTTGGATGTAGCATCTGACACTTGGAAAGAAGGTAGTGCACAAGCTATTGAATTCGCTAAAGATGGATTAGAAGCGGTTGAGGACGCTGCAGAGGCAGCAGCTGATTGGTTAGATGAGAATGCATGTTATATTGGGTTAAACATGGCATTAACCACAGGATGCGTTGCTTATTTTACCCCAAAACCAGCACCTGCTGATCCTGGTACTGTAACATCAACAACTATTAGTGGAACAATGATTGCAGCAATGGCAACATTGGGACAGAAAGCTGCCATAATGTTAGTATCAAAAGAAGTAGGTAAACTTTTAGCAGATGGTATATTTTTAATACCAGGTGTAAAAGGAAAATGCAATAAAGAATTACTCACAAAAGTACTTACAAATGTAGTAGGTAAAGCAAATCCAATATATGCAACAGCAGCTTTATCAACTCCCGCAGGTGTAGGTTTATTTGTAGGTTCAGTAGTAGCACCTATTGTAGCTACATTAATTTGTGAAGGGGTAGTACCAAACGGATTTTCAAAATTATAATATAAAAAATAAATTATGGGTTGTTTTACAAGAGAAGAAATTAAATGTGCAGTAGAGTCAAAGGACCATAAATGGTTTGAAAATGGAAACTACAATTTAAATATTGTAGGGGTTAGAAATTCTAGCACTCATAATGAAGTTACAAATAAATTCGATGACTGTATTACAGTATCTTATAATGTAGATGGAGAAGAAAAATTCCATTGTTTTGCAGCAACCACAGACCCAGGAAAGTATTGGGAAGAAAATTTAATAAATAAAGATGGTGTAGCAATTTTAGTTCCGGGACAATATAGGAGCTCTCATAAAATAAGAAAACATCAAGGTAAATATTATGCTTTATGTCAACAAAAAGATGTTAAAGTATATAGAGATAAAAATAAAGATGGAGTATATGATATGTTAAAAGAAAATATACATGAAGGTATATTTGGAATTAACATTCATAAAGCAGGCTCTAGAATAAATGGATCAACTCAAATCGATAAGTGGTCCGCAGGTTGCCAGGTATTTTCCAAAGAATCAGATTTTAATCAATTTATGGAATTAGCTCACAAAGCTAAGGATTTATATGGTAATTCGTTTACATATACATTAATTGAATCAAAAGACGTAGTTTAGAATGAAAACAACAACAACCCTATTTATAGCAATAACAAGTATGTCATTAGGATTTATATGTTCCTATTTTATGGAACTCACAATGCAAAACGCAGAACAATATCTAGCAATTACTACTTTAGTATTTGCCGACGGGTTTTTTGGTGTACTTGCGGGAATTAAAAGAGAGGGTTTCAAAACCTACAAAGCAATTAAAATATTAAGAACTTTAGTTTTTTGGATTATAACATTAACTTTAATATTAGTAATAGAAAAAAGTATTCCTGGAGCAGGGTGGTTAAGTGAAACTATGCTTATGCCCTTAGTAATATTCCAACTGATTAGTACTATTAAAAACGCTTCTATGGCTGGATTTATCCATACTGAAATAGTAAACCAAATTTTAGATCGTATAGATAAACACAAGGGTCTTAGGAAATAGTTTGTTTTAGTCATATTTTTTTCTTATATTTATATTTAATATAGATGTAAACAAAACTTTAATAAAAGAAGGACATGCAACAAAATACTATGGGGGTGCTAGATAAAATAAAAAAAGGAATGTTCCCTTTCCTAATTGGGTTCTCCGCTTTATCAGTTTCAGCTTCTGCTGCTTTCTATTCAGTTAGTGGTTTAAGTAAGCTTTTTGCAGGTGCAAGCCTAGAAGTCATCATTATGGCAGGTTCATTAGAATTTGCTAAATTGGTAACTGCTTCACTTTTATACCAATATTGGGATACAATTAATAAAACATTAAGAACTTACCTTTCAATTTCTACTTTTATATTAGTATTAATTACTAGTATGGGTATTTATGGGTTTCTAAGTGCTGCATACCAGGAAACATACTCTAAATTATCCACTATAGAAAATCAAAAAGGCTTTATTCAAAAGAAAATTGACTTTTATCAAAATGATGTAAACAGATATGATGAAGAAATTAAAAGAATATCTAGTAATATTAGTACTTTATCTAATGCCAAAGCCTCATCGATCCAAATACGAGACACCTCGGTGGTTGGGGGCGTTAGAACAACCATCTCCACAACTGAGCTTAGAATGGCGCAGAATCGTATTAATATTGAGGAGGAGAATCGTAAATTGGCGCAATCAAAAAGAATAACAGCTTCAGATAGCTTACAAAGATTCCAACTACAAGTGTTAGACCTAGATAATAACAAC